ATACCAGCGCCGCGAATAGATTTACCAGCCGAACGAGCTTCGTTTACGGCTTGCTCTTGTACTTCTTTTTCGGCTCCTTCTAGGTTATTGTTTAAAATACCGTCTACATGCTTTAAAAAGCTGTAGCTTCTTTTTACTTTGTCTTCTTCAGAGACAACTTTTTTAGCGTCATTTGCTTTCATAGTTTCTAATTTTTTAGCGCGCTCAGCGTCAGCTTTTAAGCTTTCCGCTTTCTCGTTTAATTTGTCAAATGTTACTTTTTCTTCGTCTATAAGGTCTCTCTCTTCGAGTTCCGCTACAGCGACCAAAGCTTCCATTTGCTCAACAATTAAAGAACGCTCTTCAGTATAATACTTAGATGATTTCATAATTATTTTAATTTTACGATTTTTAATTTACGAACAGCCAGGCTTCTATTCCATTGGTCTATTTCCTGTTTCTCATTTTCTCTTTTTTCATGTTCTAGAGACTCTTTTAGATTATTTTTCCAGGTTTCCATACTTCTAAGGCCTACGCTTGCGTTAGGGTAGGCGGGATAAGTAACCGCTGAGACGTCGAAAAGCCTAGAGACTTTTTCTATAGTTCTAACAGCCGCGCCAGTTTCGCTCTGGCTCCAGGAGTCTTTTTCTACAGTAAAAGCAAAGGAGCTCTGGGTAATGTCTCCCCTCTTTAAGCTTATTAATAAGTCGCGGCCCGCTGACGTGTCGGGTATTGCTACTTCATACCTTAAGCCTTTTTCATCAACTCTTAATTTTAGAGTTCCCGAAGTAGTGCGGCCCATTATATAGTTAGGGTCGTGGTTAAGCAAAAAGCGGACGTCGTCTTTTTCTCGACCTTCGAAGGCGTCTCTAGAAATAAATTCAGTAAAGCCGCCTAGGTTATTACTTTCAGAGTTAAAAACAGCGCCGTAGCCTACTACTAAGTGGCCGTCTTCGTGCTCTCTTACTTCTACGTCTTCTAGCTTAAAGTTTCTAGTCTCAATATCTGGACTAAGCTTATTTCTGTAGTCTTCGTCTTTAGAGTTGTCTTCTACTAAGACTTCTTCTTCTTCTTCTTTCTCATGTCCTGGGTAGTGTTCTTTCATATTTATTTTACCCATAACTTTTTTAGCCTGTTCGTGGTCTTCAAAAGGCATATAAAAAACTTCTCCGTCTATTGTATGCTCATGGTAACCTGTTCCGCCTAGTTTTTCAGCTTCAGCTTCAGCTTCAGCTATTGAGTCAAAAAGTGGTAGCTCTAAGCCGTCTGTTATTATTGTACCCACTATTTCTCTAGTTTCTTTTTCTATATTTTTTATTTCTTTAGCTTCCATTTCTAAGTTTTTTTCTTCTTTTTTAATTTCTTGTACTTTTTTAGTGGACCATTTAAAGCCAGCGTCCCCGCCCCATAAAGCCCAGGCTATTCGTCCCGCTGAAGGGTAGCCCTCTTCTCCATAGTTAAAGCCTTCGGCCTGTTTGTCTACTTCATGCCTACTAAAAAAGCTATACATTCGCTTTATAGAAGACAAACTTAAATTTTTACCGCTAGCTATGTCCCTGGCTCTAGCTACGCCTATGGCGGTACCCCCTCTGTTATATTCCCTTCTCCATTCTAAGCCCTTTTCGGCTTCCTTCATCATTCCAGCGGTAGGCTTGCGGTCTATGTCTTTTAGGTCCCTTTCGTCCATTTCTTTTCTTACTGGGTGCTCTTTAGGTAGTAAGTCGGTGTCATGTTTACCGCGCTTAAACATACCTTCTTTAAGGGCGTATAAAAACGAGTTGCAGCGAGCAAAAGCCCACTGGTCCGCCGACTGGACCCCTGGCCTTACTGAGCTGGGGTTTGTCTTATAGGCCCCGATTCCGCGTTTAAAGACTTCTAAAATAGTCTTATACGTTACTTTAGCGTCCCAGGCTAAGTCTAGCTCTTCTACTTCTTCGTTATGGTCCTTAACCTTATTACGAAGGGCTTTCTCTATTCTAGCGCTATAGGCCATTTTCTGGGGCTTCGTTAGCGCCGTCAATAGGTGCAAAGTTAAGCGGGTAGTAGTGCTTATTACCGCTGTCTCCTGGTAAGTCGTTAAGTTCTTCTAGTCTTCTTATTTCGTTTATGCTTAAAACTCCTATAGAGCTAAGCTCCCTGTAGTAGTCAGCTCTAGCCTTACTGTCCCCTCTTAGAAGTCCAGAGACGTTAAGCTTTATATAGTTCTGGTCCTGTTCGCTTTCTCTAAAAAGCTTTCTGTTCATTTCTTCTTCTAAGTTTACTAAGTACGGTCTTATAGTATGAGTTACGAAGTCTATACTTTGCTGTTCTATATTAGAATAAGTGGCTCTGTCTAAGTCTTGTATCATGTGCGGCGGGACCCTAAAAAGTCTAGCTATTTCGGCTATCTGAAATTTTCTAGTATTTAAAAAGTCCGCGTCCTGGGGGCTTAGGCTGATACTTTTAAACTCCATACCCTCCTCTAGTATTGCCGTTTTATGTGAGTTACTGGGCCCTGTATATTTACTATTCCAGCTATGGCGTAAGCGTTCGGCCGCTTCCTGGCTTAACTTACCAGGGTGTTTTAGTATTCCCGAAGGAGTGGCCGCGTTTCCGTAAAAGCTCCCTCCGTACTTATTGGCCGCTATAGATAGCCCTATAGTGTCTCTGTGTAATTGTATAACGGACTTTCCTACTATTCCGTCATAGCCCAGGCCTAGAAAGTGTAAAATATTATCAGAGTTAAAAGGCGTGTCGTAGCCTTTTATAGAGTAAAAAACTTCGCCGCCAGTATGTCTTACTTTAACATCTTCGGGGTTTACATAAATTAATTGAGTAGGTCGCGCGCTGTTATCGCGTTCAATAATATAGTAAGAGTTACCCTGTAGGCACAAATTAGCCATAAGGCTATTTCGCCAGGTGTAAGAGGTCATAATTTTATTAGGGCGTTTAGCTACAAGCTTATAAATAGGGTGGTCTCTGTCCGTTACTACGTTGCCGTTATTTTCCCTTCTCATTACATGAATAGGCAAAGAAGCGACGGACTCAGCTAGTACCCTTACGCAAGCGTAAACCGCCGAAAAAGTTAAAGCTGTCTCTTCGTCTACTCTTACGCCAGTATTAGAAGCGCCCAGGCCTAAAGTATTTAAAAGAAAGTTGTTTCCGCTGTCTCTTTTCTCAGAGCGTAAAAAGTCTAATAGTCCCATAAATATATTTATGTTACAAAGATAAGAGCTAGTACAATAACTTAAATAAAAAAAAAGGGCCGAAGCCCTTTCTTTAGGTAGCCCTAGAGCTACTAAAAAAAACAAAAAACACTAAGCTTATATTTCGCTAGGGTCTACTAAAAGAGTATACCTAGCAAATTTACATTTCTCTTTAAAACGGTTTACGCTGGTTTCTATTTCTGTTTCAAATATAAAGCCGTCTTCTTTTAAGTTGAATATTATAGCGCTTAGTCTCATTATTCCGTAGTCTCTAAAAGCGTCCAGCGGCGTTATATTGCCAGACTCTGTTAAGTGTCTTATTACTTTTTCTTTTTGTGTTAGTTTCTTAGTCATGTTTAAAAAATTAGTGTTAGTATTTGTGTTTTTATTTGCTGTAAAATTAAATTATTTTATTAATTGTCAAAAACTTTTAACACTTTTTTTTATAATTTTTTTAGGTTATTTTCTTCTCTAGTAAATTTACGCTGTTAAAAGTTCTTAACATTTTAATATATTGATATGCCAGAAGGGCTAAAGTCGCTTAAAACGTCTAAAAAGGGCCTTAAATAAGATTTCTTAAATTTTGATAAAAAAGAGCTAATTTTCTAAAAACGTCATTTTTTTTAACGTCTATATAAAAACTATACCGCGGTCTTCATAGCCAGAGCCCGCTTCTTCGTCCCTATTTAGGTAAGCTCCCAGGGCCATAACTAAGGCTATAATACCGTCTATTTTTTCTTTACTTTTTGATTTATCGAGCTTGCAATTTGCGGCGGGGTCTAGCTTTACCTGGACATTTTCTATTTGCCAGTTTAGTATTTTGTTACCGCCATGGTTTAGTTTTTTATCTAACACCAGGGCTTCCATCATTTTAGTCGGAGCGCTCATGCTCGCGAAGCCCTGGCCGAAGGGCTCCATAGGTAGGCCTTCGTTTGTCATATTTATAACGGTCTGGCTACTATTCCAGCGGTCGAAGGCTATGCTTTGAATATTTACCTGTTCGCAAATTTCCATAATTTTAGCCTGGACGAAGTCGTAGTCTGTTACGTTGCCAGGGGTTAAGTCCATAAGTCCCAGCTTTTCCCATTCTAAATATGGTATACCGTCCCGCCTACTTCTTATGTAAGCGTTTTCCTTAGGACTAAAAAAGAAAGGTAAAACGTCGAACTTTCCGTCTTCTTCAAATATTAGGACGAAGGCCGTAAGGTCTCTAACACTGGCAAGGTCTAAGCCGCCCCAGCATTGACGCCCCTTATATTTTTTAAGGTCTATAGGGTTAATATTACACTTTTCCCACTGGGCCAAAGATAGCCACTTCGTTTCGTTGGTAGTCCATTGGTTAAGGTGCAAGCGCTTAAAAGTGTTCTGGTAGCTTATAAGCTTTTCAGCTTTTTTAGCTTCCTTTTCTAAATACTCTTTTTTAACTATAGACCCGTAGCCTGGGTTTGCTTTTTTCCAGGTCTCCTCTTTTGTAAAGTCGTCGTCTTTACCAGCGGCGTATATACAGCTTAAGAAGCTTTCGTCTTCTAGCGCGCCTGTTTTTACTTTTAAAGCGTATTCGTGGACTTCCCAGCAAATAGAGTTTTTGTCGTAGCCCGCAGTAGTTATAGCTATAGTTATAGGAGACTTTCTCGCTCCCGTCGAAGTTGTAAGGGTGTCCCATAGGTCCCTATTTGGCTGGACGTGCAGTTCGTCGAAAATAATACCGCTGGCGTTAAAGCCATGAGCCGAAGAAGCTTCGGCGCTAATAGCCTTATAGAAGGAGTTACTTTTTTCGTGAACTATACTATTAACAAATAGCTTACAGTTTGCTTTTATACCTGGGTCATTTAAAGCCATGCCCTTAGCTATGTCGAAGACTATTTTAGCCTGTTGTCTGTCTCCAGCGCAAGAGTAAACTTCGGCCCCTTTTTCTCCGTCAGCGAAAAGTAAGTAAAGAGCCAGCCCAGCCGAAAGGCTACTCTTACCGTTTTTTCTAGGTAGCTCTATATAACAAGTCTGGTATTTTCTTAGGCCTGTTTTTCTGTACTTCATTCCAAACAGTGGCCTTATTATGTCGTCTTTTTGCCAGTCTTCTAATATAAAAGGCTGGCCCGCCTTTTCGCCTTTTACGTGTGTAATATGTCGCTCTATAAAAGCTATAACGCGCTCGGCGGCGGCTTCGTCGTAAAAGTATTTATCCGAAGAAATCGTAGTCATCAGTTTTAGTATTTACTTCGGGCTGCGGTATTGAAGCCCTGGACGAAGGAGTAAAGCCGAACTGGGTAGCCAGTTTTAAAGCTCTGTCTAAACAGTTTCTAGCTAAGATAACTTCAGGCTTCATTTTAGAAGCTCTTACCCTTCCTTCAGCGTCGAAGGTCCTTTCTATTTTTCCTTCTTTATTTACTTTTTCCATACATTCTAAATAAGTACCCATTTCGTTACAGTAGGCCGCTAGTAAAGAAAGGTCTACTAAATACAGCATATTTTTACTTTGTAGTTCTGTCGCTACTGTAGACCATTCGGCCGCGCCGTAGTCGTTCAAAAAGTCTGGAGCTTCTGGTATAAAATTGATTTGCTCGACTGTCATTTCATTTTCTAAAGTCCTGGACTTTACTAAAGTACCCTGTAACTTCTTTATTTCTGTAGGTATTTTCTTACGTCCTTTTCCCATAGTTTCTATGTCCCAGATTAGTTAATTTTGCACACAAAAACACGACATTGGGCGCGTTTGCTCTCTCCATCCATTCTCCTTCCT